TCTTCTTTGGGAAATGAGATCCAATAAAGGATACATTAATATTGTTGCCGTAATGCAAAAATTCTTTGACCAGGCAATTTCTGGTAACTGGAGTTACAATCCGGAACACTATCCCAATAATGAAATTCCAGTGTCTATTATGGCACAGGATCTATTAACTACATATAAGTATGGATGGAAGACATCCTACTATCAAAATACATATGACATCAAGACTGATGAAATGGATGATTCCAATGAGTCACTTGATAGTTTAATTTCTCAATTAGAAACCGCAGAGGAGGAAGACTGTGAGTCTTGTAAGATTTAAGACAAATAGCGAGGAGAGACCATTGGTCGATTCTATGACCGTGTTCAATGCAGAAGAGGTAGACACTAAAAAGCAACCAATGTTCTTTGGAAAACCATTAGGTATTCAAAGATACGATTCTTACAAGTATCCAATTTTTGATAAGTTGACGACTCAGCAGTTGGGATATTTCTGGAGACCAGAGGAAGTTTCTCTCCAGAAGGACCGTGCTGATTATCAGACACTACGTCCAGAACAAAAGCATATCTTTACTTCTAACTTGAAGTATCAGATTATGCTTGATTCGGTTCAGGGTCGTGGTCCTGGTATGGCATTTATCCCATATTGCTCTCTTCCTGAATTAGAGGCATGTATGGAGGTCTGGGGGTTCATGGAGATGATCCACAGTCGTTCATACACTCATATCATTAAGAACGTTTATTCAGACCCTTCAGATGTGTTTGACCACATTCTGAATGATGATCGCATTGTAGAACGTGCAATGAGTGTAACTGAAGCATATAATGACTTTATCAATGCAGCACATCATTATGATAGTAGTAATGATTGGCAACACGCATTAGAAGGAGTCGCTTATGCACAAGAATCAAGATATGAACTCAAACGCAAACTCTTCAAAGCAGTTGCGAATGTTAATATCCTTGAAGGTATTCGATTTTACGTATCATTTGCTTGCAGTTTTGCTTTTGGTGAACTCAAACTTATGGAAGGAAGTGCAAAGATCATCTCACTGATTGCCAGAGATGAGAATCAACACCTTGCCATTACTCAAAATATTCTGAAGAAGTGGAGAGAAGGTGATGATCCTGAGATGGCACAAATCTTTAAAGAAGAAGAGCAGTGGTTAATCAATACTTTTGAGAACACTGTAAATCAAGAAAAACTTTGGGCAGAGTATCTGTTCAAGGATGGTTCGATGATTGGTCTAAATGATAAATTGCTTCAGCAATATGTGGAATGGATTGCCAATCGTAGAATGAAATCAATTGGACTGAAACCAATCTATGACGTACCCGCAAAGAATAACCCACTCCCCTGGACGGAACATTGGATTTCGTCGAAGGGTCTTCAAGTTGCTCCTCAAGAAACTGAGGTTGAGTCTTACATCGTCGGAGGAATCAAACAAGACGTTACCGAAGACACCTTTGCCGGATTTAGTCTCTGATTCATATGTGGCATATAGAGAAGCAGCAAAATCTGATGCTTTTCTATTTGGTGATTATGATGGGTATAAAGCATTTGAAGATTTAGATCAAGAGGATTCCTAAGGGGGGGTCCTTTTTTTATAAATATCCTTATAAAGGGTAATTTAGAATTAAAATGAAAGCTTTATCGCAGTCTGAATATGGTTTAATTAAAAGTTTATATCAGGATGTTTATTCTCCGGATATTGCCGAAAGCATTTTAGATGAATTTACTGATGAAGATCTTGATGATCTTACGGATGAATATATTGAAGAGCAAGTAACAGAATTTTTTGAAGAGTGCTTGGAAGAAGGACTGGATATTGACATTGTAGAGCAAACGATTTGTGAGTCTGTTGATACTGAGTTAGAAGTTCTTACTGAGAAAGTTGATCCTAACGAAATACAACGTAGAAGAGATCAGTCAAAAGATAGACTTGCTACTGGAAAAGCAATGAAGTCTGCGGCATCTAAACCTAAAGAAAGTTCAGGTGGGGACAGAGATGCTGGTGCAATGGCCAGAGCAAAACTCAAAGTATCTAAGCAAAAAGTTGGAAGTGCTTCTCCCGAAAAGAAAGCATCGGCACTCTCAAGAATCAAAGGTGCAGTCAAGAAAGTAGGTAAGGCAGCACAAGGTGGTGTAGGACTTGCTGCAAGAGCAGTAGGAACCGCACAAAGAGCAGGTAGTGCAGTCAAGAGTGCTGCTAAAAAAGGATATGAGAGAGGAAGACAAGGATCTGGTGGAAGTTCTTCTAGTTCTTCTTCTGATAGTGGAAGTTCTTCTAGTTCTTCTTCTGATAGTGGTAGTTCTTCATCATCTTCATCATCAGGCACTGGACCATCTTCCAGTTCTTCTAGTGGTGGTGGATCATCTTCTCCGGCACCTACGAAGAGAAAGGATGGTCTTCTGAAAAGAGGACTTAAGAAGGTCGTCAGAGGTATTAGTAAGGGTGTTTCTGCTGCTGCTGGTGCAGTTAAGGCAGGTGCCGATTCACTTACAGATAGAGCAAGGAAAGAAGACATGAATTACAACAAAGAGTTAGCAACAATCAAAGAACTTTATAGTCAAGTTTGTGATAATCAAAATGAAGAAGTTGAAGAGTATATTGATTTCCTTATTATTGAAGGATATGATTGCTCTGACCTTACCTGGAATGATATGTATGAGGAGTATGAATCTTTAGATGAAGGTTTACGTTCTGCAGTAAAGAGACTTCTTGGTGGGAAAAAGAAAGAAGAACCAGCAAAACCAATGAGTAGAGGTGACGAACTTCGTAAAAAGTATAATGTTGGTCCAGAAAGGTCTGATACTTCTGCTAAAGCTCAAATTCTTAAGAAGACCCGTGCAAAAGCAGAGAGTGATCAAAAAGAATTTGGTGGTTCACGTTATTCTAAAGGTGTTGCAGATAGATCAAAAGCAGCACATGAACGTCAATTGAAAGGTGGTTATAGTAAGTATGGTGCTGATGATGCGAGAGGCAGTGGTAACAAAGCACGCAAACGTGCCGCAGCTTTAACTAAAGAAGAACTTGAGCAGATTGATGAAATGGGTAAGAGTGACGCTGGTGTCCGTAGTAGAATGAAAATTTCTGGCTATGAGCCACCTACCAACTGGGATCCTGAAGCAAACAGAGGTAAAGGTGCTACCGTAAGTCCTAAGCAAGCAGAGAAGCGTCGTCGTAAGTCGCTTCGCCAAGAAGAACTCGAAGCAACCGGTCTCTTTACTGTGAAAGAGATTGAAGCACTTGTAGAGTCAGAGAATGTTGATGAAGCAATGAGTTCTTATGATCGCAATCGTAAGAGAGCAGCACAAAGAGCAGCAGACAGAAATGCTGCGAGAGCTGCTGGTAAGACTGGTGTAGTTCCTGGTGTTGGTTATGTAACTCCTAATAAGGAGAGAGAAACTTATACTGACGAGAAAGGAACCGTCCGTCATAAGTCTGGTGCTAAGAATGAGTAAGTAATATAAAACTTACATAATACTTTAGAGAGGACTTGACAGGTCCTCTTTTTTTATGTAGACTAGGTTTGTCCCCGTTAAAGATAAATAATAGCTCATAAGATACTATATCATGAGTTATGAGAATTCTTGGATATACAATAATGAACCTTTTGAGTCTGATGCTATTGGGAACTACTTTGGCTTTGTTTATCTCATTACCAATAAGTCAAACCAACGACAATACATTGGGCGAAAGTATTTTTGGTCGTTCAGAACCCCACCAGGAAAAAAGAGAAAAGTAAAACAAGAATCTGATTGGAAGAAGTATTATGGTTCTTGTCCTGAGTTAAAGGAAGATATAAAAAGATACGGCAAAGAGATCTTCAGTAGAGTAATACTAAGTCTTCATGAGAAGAAGGGAGATTGTAACTTTGAGGAGACCAAGCAGTTGTTTCTAAATAATGTGCTATCAGAGGCACTTGACAACGGAGCACCGGCATACTATAATAGCAACATTCTCGGCCGTTACATGCGGAAAGATTATGGAAACTTTGGAAAAAACCCTGCAGGTGACTCACGACTGGGCAGTTGATAGACTGCACATTCTCTGTGACATGAAGACAGATGATGTGCTAAGATCTGTAGAAGATGCTCATGCGATCCGGTCGGAGTTTGCCGAATGGTTAGACCCTAATAACGAGGATCATGAAATCTACTCACTCGAATATCTTGGAGACAATGATTAAATCACTTTTTGGAATTGGGGTTCTTGCAAGTGTAGTTGCAATCCCTTCCCCAGAACCTGAACAAATCAAAGCAAAATTAGAACCCGTAGAAGAATCTGTTATTGTAGAGAAGACTTGGAAATGTCCTAGTTGTACTCCCAATGAACAAGTTGTTCTAGCAGCACTACAAGAGCACACAAAGATCTCTGATCGTAATGCGCTTGCTACAATCATGGGAAACATTCAGCAAGAATCAAAGTTCATTGCTAATATCTGTGAAGGTGGTGCTCGTGTTTCTTACTTGGAATGTAAGGCTGGTGGATTTGGTTTAATTCAGTGGACTTCTATTGGACGTTATAAAGGTCTTGGAAATTTCTGTGTCAAATACAAATGCAATCCATCTTCTCTTGATGGACAAGTTCGTTGGATGATTAATGAACCTATCTTCCAACGTGTCCTTCCACAATTTGAGGGTGGTGGACAAACAGTATCTTATTACATGAGACCTGCATACTACTGGCTAGGATGGGGTATTAAAGGTAATAGAGAACTTTATGCATATGATTACACCAAAAAAATGGTATTAGCATGAAAGAAAAACCAAAAGTAGAATGTTTGATTGATGATTTAGAAGCACCATTATTTGAATGTGGGCCAGGACATTTTACTCAAGGATATGGTTCATTCGTAAGTGTTCCTGCTCCCAAGTATTTGAAAGATGATTCTTGGTTTGGTCCGGCAGTTTTATCTGATTCTCAAATGACTATTAGGGAAGCATATGAACATGCAGTATCTGACGGTCAATTGTTACCTGAAGATGATACGGTAGAACCAAAAGATATTCATGAGGTAATATATAATATTGCTACACGTAGTCAAAAAACAACAACTCAACTTAATCCCACTCCACAATTTGGAAGTGGTTCTGAAAATTTTCAGGAAGGTTGGCAATCCGGAACTGGTTTAGGACAATTTAGATGAAAAAAATTATTGCAAGTTTACTGGCATCTGCAGCATTAACTACTCCTGTTTTTGCAGATCCACTTAGAGATAGTGAATACTTCACTATGCATTCTATGGGGTGTATGCTTTTACAAGAGTGTATAGATGAAGTTGAGGAAATCACTAGTATTCTAGATGTGTCTAGTCAGTATTCTAATACTGATGCTTTTTATTCTGTTGCTACTGAATTTAACAGTATGCTTAGTTCCCTTAATATGATTGGGGTCAAAGTATTTTTAGCAGATCAAAAATATTTTCCTGTATCTCATAGGGGAGTTTATCATACTGTAGGTAAT